TCGTCGGCAGCGTCAGATGTGTATAAGAGACAGATAATATACAGGCTTAAAATTTAATTTTAAAATATACCTTGACAAGAAAATGATAGAATGATATTGTTTTATTAAATTAAAAAGCATTCGGGCAACGGGCGGCGGCAACCGTCGAGGTCCCGAAAGAAACGGACTTCATGCAGCCGGTACAGTCGAGATCATCATGATCTGATTGTATCAGTTGCATTTTTTATTTTAAGTATTCCAGTACTGGAGAGAGGAGATATATAACATGTCAGCAGTTGAAATGCAGGAAGTAAATAATACAGTTGATGTTTTTAAAGATGACATTGACAAATATATACACCTCTGGATGGATGATAGAAATATAACAGATATGTGCAAGGTATCACAGAATAGATGGTATAACTGCTGTCAGTATGTATATGACAATGTTTTTAAGATCAACCCTGTATACCTTAAAGATGACAATCATATTAGCAATCAATATGATATTGATAAGGTCAATAAAGTTTTAGATATATATATAAGGCTTTGTAACGATTTTGAAAAAGTGATAAATATAGTTGGTTTCACTTTCTTTACCGGCATACATAGAGATACACTTAACGGTTGGGTAAATGGCGAAAGGCTAGGTTCCACGGCTTCCGACATTTGCAAAAAGATTGACCAAATGAGGGAAGAAAGTCTTGTAGGTTTGCAGATCTCCGGGAAAAACAATCCCATGTGTTACATGCCGTCACTCAACAAGTATTGCGGCTTTAATATGCCCGGCGTAAGAGACCAGGGAGCCAGAGCAAGAGCATTGACAGCTTCGGAGCTCCCCAAACTGGGAGGCGGGAATTGTGCGAGATTGCCGGACAACTTTGACAATTCAAGCCCAGATAATGGTGAAATCGTGATAGACAATTCAAACAATTTAAAGCCCAGTGTTTAAGCACCTTGAGCCGCATACTTTCGTTTAAACAGTTTAAGAAACTTAGGTTTAACGAATAGTTAGAACACAAACAGAGAATTGTACGAACAATTCAAACAATTTATCAATGTTCAAAGCATGATTCGGCATGGAGGGGGAGGGGGTTTGATAGGTTGAGAAAATCAGCACTACTAAGTCCTTTAAATATCCTCAAAAACAAAAAGAGATTGGATGGAAAAGTATGAGAGTAGTATCACAAAGCAAAGACGTTTCGCTTGATTTTGACCGAGCGGTATTCACAGCAAATCATGGAATGATAACTGCTATGGTTGATGGAAAAACGTTTACCATTGGGACGTATGCAAATTTAGGTAGAGAAAAAGAAGTATTCTCTGATATGCACAAGGCATTTTCGGCTTTTCAAGTTATTAGCACAAACATGGATAAACAACAGGTGGCCGAAATGTTTGCAGTATCTAAAAACATATCGATCAGATGCGTTGAGATGAATGATCCTTGTATGGGAATAACTGTATTTGATAACATGGTCTATTACATGCCGGAAAAGTAGTGTTAATATAGCGCTATCGCCAAGAGGTAAGGCACTGGATTTTGATTCCAGTATTCGCAGGTTCGAATCCTGCTAAAGAAACTTGTGAGAGGAAAACAACCATGGTAATTATTAAAACGATTATATCGACGCTGGATGTTATTTTTATGCTGATACTATTTGTATCTGGCAGAGAATCCAAAGACAAAGAAACAGCAATTGCATTATGGGTACTTGTGATGTTACTGTTGCTGAACATGTTTCTGATGTGGAGGTAACAGAATGTTTTATAGTCCAATATTTGGTATTTGCTTTCAGCTGCCTATCATTTGTGCAGAGGAAAGAATACATATAACAAAATCAAAGGAACCGGACAGCACCGGAGATTTACTCAATCTGGATAGCGACGCAGAGCACCAGAGTGAGAAATCGGAGCATCCAGTATAGCTAAACAAAATTTTAAATTACTGGCAACTTGTAAGAGTTGCTTACAAGATAAAAATCCTACATTGCGGCATTTTAATATGCCGTAGCGGAACGTAGTTCAGTTGGCAGAGCACTCGGCTTATATCCGAGCGGTCGCAGGTTCAATTCCTGCCGTTCCGATGGAGGAATGGGTTTAACGATCCATTCCGTAAATTCTCCTTCTTGGTGTTTTTCATGACACATCCTTTCGCCACTAGGACGTTTCTGTTAAGGACGGTGCGAGACCGTCCGGTGGCGTTTGCCGCGAAGTACGGCAAGGCGGAAGACCGCTTGGTGTTGGATGATGGTTGTCCCGTAATTTGCTGACGAGCAATACAGGCGGATTCCTATTGATAGTTCGGGTGCCTATCCCACGGTGCCTGAGCTGTCAAAAATACAATTAGGCTGTGGCGGAAAAGGTAGACGCTTAAGCATAAGACAACCACGCTTTGGTTAGGAACAAGTCATTGAATCAACAAGGCAATGAAGGAACCTGTTAAGGGTGTTACCCGTTGTGGAAAGTCGTTGTTATGTGAGGTGCAAATCCTCACCAGCCTATTTTCTGTGATATCACACAGGATAGTGCAACGCATGGCACGAAAAATATGATTGCTAACCGTCTGAGGGCGGTTTTGGGGAAGCGGCAACGATTGGCGGTGTTGCGGCTGACTGTAAATCAGTTTCCAAGTGGTAAACAATAGAGGTTCGATTCCTCTCTTCCCTATTTCACTCAACTCCCTAAAAACACTGTTTGGCAGGTGCGTGGTAGACAGTTGTAATGGATGGGTTGTTTAAGAAATCGCACCATCAAGATGCAGTGTTCCCATAATGGAATTGGAGCCGGTTGCTATCCGGTCGGGCGTTTATTCGCCTTGTAGGTTCGAATCCTACACACTGCGTTTGCCCGAACAAAATTGGGTGTTGATGTGTGACGGAATAGGTAAACGGAATTGTCGTAGAGAATTGGTTGAAACCGACAACATAGATGACCAGATTGTACACTCCTGCGTGGTGCAAATCCACGCCACATCAATTCCTTATCTTCACTTAGTCTGGCACTACTGCAATAGTTCAGGTCGATGGAAGATGTATGGATGGTAAGCGGTATCATTGGTAACATAAAACCCTTCCGTGAATAGAAATTGCAGATTTGAAAGCGGTTGGCATGGTTTGGTATGACAAGGTTCGATTCCTTGTGCCGCTATTCGATGGTTGGTATTTTTTACGCAAAATGGGGTGTGAGTATGTATTTTGAATTTGTTTATGTTGGCTATTCAACAAAGCAATGCGTTGAGTTTCTTGATGAAATCAAAGAAAAATTAAAGGCACATGATAAGAATTTTGAATACGACAAAGAACATTTAGTGATTAAGGCTGAATTATTCAAATGCAGTGCATTACCCATATATTCCGGTCGTTTATCCTGTCTTGGCATGGAAAATGCAGAGTATATCTGCAAAGAAACTGCGAGACCGAATGATTATATTCCTCGTCCAGGAGAATGTTTGAAGATAAAAGCCATTTTGGAATATGTTTCCACAAGATTTAGAAAAACTCCAAAAGAAAAGACAGAAAAAGAACTGGAAGAACTGATTGACGTTTTGATTGAGGTGCGGAAATGAGATTATGGAAAATTATTAAAAAAATATTCAAGAAAAAGCAAAAAGCAGATCCTACACCGCGCATTGAGAAAGATACGAAATGCGATAAATGCAAATACTTGCAAGAGTGTATTGACGAGGGGAAAGTCATAGATTGCAGAAATATTGAAGATACGAGAAGCCATTACATTAAAGGTCTTGGTTCTTATGAAAAATGCGATGGTGTTGAGGTGTGAGTATGGCTCTTAATGTGTCAGAAGATCAGAAAAAAGTTATTGAATCGCAAGGATATATGGTTGTTGAGTTCAAATTGTGGTGTCGGAAATTAGGCAAGATGATTCTTGAGTATACTGAAAAAGTAATTGATACTTGGCGAGCAATAGTTTTGTTTATACAAGAACATGCAATTAAGGCATTCAAGCATATCAAGGATTTTATGGAACAGCTTTCAAACGAATTGGAGCCATATATGAATTCCTTGGATTATATGAATTGTGAGAAAAAGAAATATCTGTTTGTTCGGTCACTTGGAAGAACATATGAAGCGAATGTAAGAAGAAAAGTTTTTTATCACAGATGCAGGGATAGGTGTTGAAAATGTGTGATTTTTGCAATGGGAAAGAATCATATAAAACTGCATATGGAGAATTTAAAATCAAAAAATTGGGCTATATAAATGTTATTCAATGCCATATTGATAAATGTCCACAGTATGCTAAATGTTGTAGCAATGGAATGAACGTAGCGATAGCAATGGAAATTGAATTTTGCCCGATGTGTGGTAGAAAGTTGGTGGAAGAATGACATGCTATGAATGTGCTTATTTTGGAATTGAATGGAATGAATTTTTGAAAAAAACGATAGAATTTTGTAACCATCCAGAAAAGTATATTCCTCCAGTAGGATTTGCTTATAAAGAACACGATTGCGAATTTTTCAAAAACAAATCTGGGATATCAAAATGGGACTCTTATTCAGAAAAAGAAAAAGAACAGGCATTGAGGTATTTTCGTGAAAACTATCACAAAAATCCTATTGAAGGTTTAACATGCGAGGGGGCTGAAATGAGTTTCATTGAATATCTAAAAAATGTTGATGCAAACTCATAAGGAAGAGAAGGAGTGTATGAAGCATGATTGTCAATATCAATAACAGCACATACGAGATGAACAGCAAACAGTATAAAGCAGTTCTTGATACGGCGAGCAACGCTGTTACCTGCGGCATATACGCCATTGAGAAGAACAAGGTAGCAATCATGCTTCGAGAGGAATATAAAAGCAAGGAAGAGCTGAAACAGGCAGTTGGTAATTATACGGCGAAATGGTTCAAGGTGCATTGGAAATGAAGAAAACACGTTCAAAAATCATAATCAAAACTAGAAAAGGCGGTTACACAAAGATTTATGCTAACGGAAAATGGCAAAAGGGAGTGTATAATATTGATTTCCATGCTGACTGCACGCCATTGAGATACCCATACATAAAAATTTCTTGTGAATTTGATAAGTATAAGACTGATAAAAACGGTTCGGTTATTTACGACCCGGAAAAAGAAGAAATTGCAAAAGAACACGTAGTTGCAAGAATTTAGGGAGATATTGTGAAAATATCAGAAATCTCTATTATAACTGCTTTGTAGAAAGTATTGCGGATATTGATTAGATGATATTACCGGCTAACAAATGGAGTTAGTCGCTAACCAACAAAAATTATTGGCAGAGGTCTTAAGGCACTTCTGCTTTTGCGGAGGTGCTTTTCTTTTGGCAAGTTCAAGCCTAATTTCCACAGTAAATGGATATGAAAATTACATACAGGTGCATGGCATTGATGAACAGGTTATGGATGCCATGGCAGAAGCGGCAAGGGTAGCCATTCTGACGGAAAAGGATGTTGAGTATGGATTAAAGGTTTCTGCCAGATCGAAAGAACTGACGGAGCAGTTTATCTTTCAATCTACAGGTGGCACACCATGGGATTTAGAGAAATATTCATTCCAAAACAAGATATCTTATGAAATTCTGGACAAATATTACGGGATTTTGCTTTTGGAAGCGCAAAACAAAGTTGTGGATAGTGCTTTCCAGTATTTGGAAAATAAAAGAGAGCCTAAAGAACGGTTTTATATGCCAAGAAGAAATCAATTTCTCAAAATAGGGCTTACACAGGCTTTACAAGGCATGATTGATGATAAATATGACATCCTGTGCGTATCCCTTGTTCCGGGAGCAGGAAAAACAACGGTAGAAAAAATGTTTCACGCACTTGTTGCCGGATGGTTTCCGAGAGATTTCAGTCTTTTTTATTCGCACAGCGGAGATATTACCAGAATGTATTACGACGGCGTGTACGATATCGTTACAAACGCGGAAGAGTATACATGGAATGAAATTTTTCCGGATCTTTCAGTGACAAGCACAAATGCAAAGATGGAGCAGTTTAATGTCGGGAAGTACAAATCGTTTCCATCCGTACAATGTACGTCTGTTGGTAGTAAGAATGCAGGTAAAGTAAGGGCTTCTAAGTTTTTACTGGTTGACGATATGATAGGCGGTATCGAAGAAGCAATGAATCCTATTATCCTTGATAAATTATGGGATAAATATGCCGTAGATGCCCGCCAGAGAAAGATACAGGACACGGACGGTAAGAACTGCAAGGAAATACATATTGCCACAAGATGGAGCGTACACGACGTTATAGGGCGCATCCAAAATATGTACGAGGGCAATCCGAGAGTAAAGGTTATTGCGGTACCAGATGTAGACCCAGTTACAGGAGAAAGCAATTTTGAATATGAGTTTTCCGGTTTTACAAAAGAGTTTTTTGAAGATCAACAATTATTGATGGACGACATATCATATAGATGCCTTTACAAACAGGAACCGATTGAGCGAGAGGGATTGCTATTTCCGGAAGATAAAATACGTCGGTATCTTAATTTGCCACATGGAGAACCAGAAATTGTAACCGGTCAATGCGATACAAAGGGAAAAGGAACGGATTACTTTGTTTTGCCGGTATTGCAAAAATACGGAGAGGATTACTACTGTGTAGATTGTGTTTGCGATAACACGGCAGATTATGAGATGCAGTATGAAAATGCAGCAAATGTTTTGACAAACAACAAAGTGCAGGAATGTGAATTTGAGAGAAACGCCGGCGGAGACCGTGTCGCAATGGAAGTAAACAAGCGAGTGGAAGCCAAAGGATGGATATGCAATATCACAGATACACCGACGGAGACAAATAAGGAAGCAAGGATTTTTCAGTGCTCAAACTGGATATTGCAGCACGTTATATTTAAAGACCCATCATTATATAAGCCAAATGATCCATATGGAGTAATGATGTCTCTTCTCAAGAGATATTCAGTGTCCGGTAAAAAGCAGTTGGATGATGTGCCGGATGTATTTTCAAACTTTGCGCTTAGAGTGACAAATGGAAATAACGTAGCCAAAGTAGAAGCGGCAGTAAATCCGTTTAGGAGGTATTGATATGGTAAACAAAGATATTTTAAATCAATACTTAGATTTAAGAGAAGAAGTAAAAGAAGTAAGGAATAAAATTGAAAAGCTTGAAAAATACATAGAAAAAATTGAACAGGAAGGAACGGTTATTGATAGCGTTTCTGGCGGAAATGGTGGAAACCAACATTTTAAAATAGAAGGAATACCATTGCCAGAATATAGGCACAAAAAAACCTTGTTATATTCCAGAAAAACCACCCTCGAAATTTTGGAAAACGAACTTCTTGAAAAAACAAATGAAGTAGAAGAGTTTATTGCAAATATAAAAGATAGCAGAATTAGAAGAATAATTAACCTTAGATTTTTAGAAAATCAATCTTGGAATAAGGTTGCCGACCAAATAGGAGGCAATAACACAGAAGACAGCGTGAGAAAAGCGTTCGATAGATTTATGAAAGAGTAAAGTTGTCCGATATGTCCGGTTTTTTTCTGATATAGTTATAATCGAAGAAGTCAACAAATAGTTGAACACTTTACCATCCCCCATTGAAAGAGCATCGAAGAGAAATCTCCGGTGCTTTTTCTTTTGAAAAGAAAAGAGGATTTTATGGTATATACACCAAAAACAATATATTGCCCGCGTTGCGGAAGAAAAGTTGCCACACACGATGGGCGTTCAACAATGAACATTTCTGTGGAATGTAGGAAATGCCACAAGAAAGTTGTTTTTTATCCGGAGAATGGAAAGACGAAATTAAAATCTCTTACAATCCGGTCAACATCCAGTGGGATGACGTTTATTTAGGAGCCAATTATGAATAATAAATCTCTCCAAGACCTTGTTAAGGGATGTTATGGGCGAAAAATTTTATATACTGATGTTGAAACTATCACAAAAGACAATATTGTCAAGGTGGTTGGAGACTGCATCGGAAATTATTATTACAACAAAACCATCATAGAATACCTATGGCGGTATTACAAAGGAGATCAGCCGATTTTATACCGATTAAAGGTACAAAATGCTGATATTACAAACAAAATAGTAGAAAATCATGCGTATGAGATTGTTCAGTTCAAAGTAGGACAGACATATGGCGAGCCAATACAGTTTATCAGTCGAAAAGATGATGATGAAATTAATCGGGCAGTGGATGCGCTGAATGACTATCTTGTGGATGCGAATAAACAGGAAAAAGACATTAAAGCAGGAGAGTGGCAGTCAGCAACCGGAACATCTTTTAAGGCGGTAAGATTTGCAAATGGAGAAATACCATTTCAAATTGTTGCGCCTACTCCAATGAATACGTGTGTTATTTATAATCGGAGCACGGAAGAACCGGTGGTTGCGGTGCAGGAGCTTAAAGACGAAGATGGAAGATGGTACAAACTGTGCTATACGGACAACTATTCATGTAAACTTCAAAACGGAGTAGTTTCTGAATGGAAATTGCATGCATTTGGAAGTATACCTATTGTTGAGTTTCCAAATAATCATGAGAGAATTTCTGATATTGAGCTTGTCATAGGTATTTTGGATGCCATAAACAATATGCAGTCAAACAGAATGGATGGAATTGAGCAGTTTGTTCAGTACTGGGTTAAGTTTGTGAACTGTGAAATCGACCAAAAAACGTTTGAAGAGATGAAAATGAGCCATGCTTTGACGGTAAAGTCCAATAACAAGGATAACAAAGCCGATGTTGAGATTATGACGCAGGAACTAAATCAGAGCCAGTGTCAGGTGGCAAAAGATGATTTGTGGGACAATGCCTTGGCAATATTAGCAATACCAAACAGAGAGTCCCAAAACTCTGGAGGAGATACACAAGGAGCAGTATCATTAAGGGCTGGATGGGATTTTTCAAAGACAAGAGCAAAATTAAAAGACCCAATTGTGAAATCGGCAGAGAAGAGACTTGCAAAAGTTGTCTTAAATGTAATACGCGTTAAGGACAATGATTTGAAATTGTCAATGAGGGATTTTGATGTGCAAATCAATCATAGCCCGCAAGACAATATGTATACAAAGTCGCAAACACTATATCAGCTTTTAGAGTGCGGCATACATCCTCTTATTGCCATTAAAACGGTGGGGCTTTGGGGAGATGCTGAAAAGACATTCCTCTTGTCTAAGCCATATATAGATGCGTTGTGGAAAACAATTGATAATGCAGAAGAGCAGGAACAAAAAGCACAGGAAATTGTAAACCAATTAAATAAACAGCAAAATAAGACAGCTACCGAGTAATCGGTGGCTGTTTTTATTTTATAAAAATTCGCAAAGTTGTGAGCGTAAAAATCAACAGTGTCATTCGGTGTCGTTGCACCGCAAAAATTCGTAAAGACATATCGGAGGTAATCAATGAAAAGAGAAGAGTTAATTGCAATGGGTATCAGTGAGGAAAATGTTGAAAAAATCATTGCTGATTACGGCAGTGCCGTACAGAGAGAACAGGCAAAAGCAGCAGAGCTTAAGGCAAAGGCAGACAGCGCAGATGAGTTGCAGAAAAAGCTGGATGAAATGGAAGCAGGAAACCTCACGGAACTTGAAAAAGCAAACAAGGCGTTAGAGACAGCAAATCAGCAGATCGCAGATATGCAGAAAAAAAACGCCATCAGAGATCAGCGCGAAGCATTGATGGAAAAGTTAAAAATCAATGCAGAGCAGGCAAAATCCGTTGTCAAGGATAATGGAAGCCTTGATTATGACGCTCTTGGAAAGATTACAGCCGAAAAGGAAACCGCGGCAGCGCAGGCAAAGGAACAGGAGATTGCAAATAATTCTGAAAATCCGGGCGGCGGTACTGCAGGTGGAGAAAATAAAAAAACTGCGGACGTAGAGAACGCAGAAAAAATCAGTTTTGGCAAACCTGCAGAAAGTGCAGAAGCCAAAGACCATTATGTTTTATAGGAGGTAAATTATGGGAAAACCGATTGAAAGAGACTTTACACAGAGTAAAGGAATTTTAAAATTCTTTCCTTATGAGGGTGCGGCGTGTATCGTTCCGCAGACAATGGTGTCAAGTGCCGATGCAAACGGAAAGAAGATTGCAAAGGCAGGGACACCGTTCCCAAGCAATGACGAATCTTGCAAAGGGTATCTTCTGGAAGATGTTGACGTAACAATGGGAGATGCGCCTGGAACTTATGTATATCAGGGTTCTATTGACAGCGCAAAGGTAACAGCGAACGGAGTGACCGTGGAAGCAACTGCAAAAGCAGCAACACCGCGTGTTACTTTTTTTGATTAAAAAATGGAGGTATTAGAGAATGGCATTACCATTAGCAGAAGCATTTACCGCAAGAAGTCTTGGGGTTATGTGGAATAATTATAAAAAAACGCTTGGTTCTGCACCTTACTTAGGTAGACAGAAATTTGGAACCAGAAAACAGGACAGCCTTGAACTTAGATTTATCAAAGGGAAAAACGGTCTTCCGGTATCCTTAAAGGCATCCAATTTTGATGCGCAGGCAGAGTTAAGAGATGTCGGTGGATTTTCGGATATTCAGAACGAGATGCCTTTCTACCGTGAATCTTACATGGTAACAGAGCGTGAAGAGCAGGAGTATGCAAATTACCAGTCGGCAGAAAATTCCAACATGGCAAACCAGGTGCTTAGAGAAATCAGCAAAAAACCGATGATGCTGATTGAGGGCGCAAGAGTAGTGCCGGAACGCCAGATTTGGCAGTTATTAGCACCATCTGATGGTATTCCAAGAGTACAGGTAACAATTGGTGGCAAGAGCTTCTATGTTGATTATACTTCGGACAATGGAGTGGCGCACAAGAGAGATCATTACAAGGATATTTCCGGAAGCGATACTGATAAATGGTCTGCACCAGAAACAGCAACGCCACTTGACGACCTTATCGAGATTAAACGTGAGTTTGCAAAGAAAACAGGATATTCCCTTGCACGCTTTAGCATGAATACAGAAACATGGGAAATGGTCCTTAAGGCGGAGGACACAAAGAAACAGGTGCTTGGAATTATTGCTTACAATGGCGGTATTCGCTTACAGCAGGGGCAGGTTACAGAGTATCTTAGAGGATACGGCATCGAGATTGAAGTTTACGACAAACTTTGCATCGACCCTGCAGACGGTGCTACCAAATATTTTATTCCTACAGGAGTTATTTCAGCGCAGTCATCCGGCGTGTACCTTGGAGATTATGTCTTTGGAAAGACACCGGAAGAGAGAAGCGGAAGTTTAACAGACGGAAACCTTTCTATTGTAGAAACCGGCATTTCGGTATATACATACGCAACAAATCATCCGATCAACACGCATTGCATTGTGTCAATGATCGGATTGCCTACTTTTGAGGGCATGGACAGCGTTGTTGTCATGAAAGTTGCGTAGGAGGTGCGGTATGATTGCTGAATATACAGTAAAGCGCAATGGAAGATGGTATAAAGCAGGAGATGAAATCCCGGACATTGTTCCGGGAGAGAAATCTTCTGGCGAGTACACCAAGACAGAGATTAACAGAATGAGCACTGCTGATTTACAGGCACTTGCCGCTGAACATGGGATCGAGGGTGCAGAAGAAATCAGTGGAGCGGAACTGAAACGCATTTTGATCGAGCAGTTTGGATTATAGGTAGGGAAGAATGGACGAATATACAACATTAGAGCAGGTCAAAATCAGACTGAAACAATTTCATATTGAAACCGTTACGGACGAAGATGGTGTTACTTCTGATGTTGTCGTGTTCGACCAGAAAGAAGATAATCCTTACATCGAACAGCTTATCAAGCAGGCAAGAAATGAAGTGGTAAGCAAGCGGAATTACCCGGAAAGCTACACGGATGAAAAAATATCCGAAGACTTGAAACAGTTTGAGGATGTAATCGTCAATTTAGCCGTGTACGACCATTCACAGGCAGGAGAAGCCTATATGGCAAGCTATTCAGAAAACGGAGTGAGCCGTAGCTGGAAAGACAGGGAAAGCTTGTTTGTCTGTGTATTTCCGTTTGTAAAATCATTATAACTCATCGATTTCGAGGAGTTTAGAAGATTGTGCGTTACGTTTTGCCGATGTTGGCAAAACGTAGCAGGCGGCACACATTGAGCGGTGGTGGGCGGTGTGCCATAAAAAATGAAAGGCGGTATATGATTTGACGATTGAAATATCAACAGCAATCATTATAAGCGTGCTGTCGCTTGGTTTTTCCGTCTTTATGGGCTTGAAGAGCAACAAAAGGACAGACAACACGGATCTTGAAGAGCGCGTGCGGGAGAACACACGCATTAACATGAAGTTGGATGCCATTTCAAACAACACGACCGAGATCAAAAATGAAGTATCTGAGATGCGAAAAGAAATAAATTCTCATGACAACAGAATCATAAAGGTGGAGGAAAGTGTGAAATCGGCTCATCACAGAATTGACGGAATAGAAACCCGTCTTAATGATGACAAGGAGGTTTAATCATGGATATTATACAGTCTGTAATTGCAAATATGACAATTATTCTGGCAATCATTGGTGCGCTGGCATTTGTTGTGTCTGTGGTAACACAGGTAATCAAAGGTGTAGGCGTATTTTCTAAGATTCCAACGGACATTTTGGTATTTGTTCTTTCTATCGGAATCACGGTCGCTGCGTTTGTGGCATACATGCAGTACATCCAGACATCAATTTTATGGTATATGATCTTGGCAGCTATTATTGCAGGATTTATTGTTGCGTTTGTCGCAATGTATGGATGGGAAAAGCTTTCTGAGCTGTGGAAACGGTTCGGCAAGGATGTGAAGTGAAATGCTTGAGATCAATAAGCAAAAAATGAGTTATTCGCAGCAAAGCGGCAAGGTGCCGGTATATGTGACGGATGATGATGGTAACATCGAATATTCTTCGTACACGGATTCTGATGGAAATGTAATTTATTACCTTGATGAGGATGGAAACAAAATACCGAAAACAACCGGAGAGTATACCACAGGTTATGAGAAGCCTGTGGTTTTTTATTCTTCAATCAGCAATAAGTTGAGTGAAGCACTTATAAAAGAGTTTGGCGTTGACAATTCCACAAACTTTGTTCAGATTGTCGAGGACAAAGGGAAACTTCCATTGAGCGTCGGCTCCTTGGTATGGAAACGGTCAGATGTAAGGTACAAAGATGAAGAGAATACAATCGTTGATGAAAATTCGGCTGATTACATCGTAAAAGGTGTTGCAGACGAGGGATTGACGGTTGATTTGTTTTTATTGCAAAAAAATGTAAAGTAGGTGCTGAATGGGAAAGAAAGTAATCACCATGAGCTTGTCTGAAAAGTCTATTCAGAAAGCCATACGAGAGCTTAGAGCCTATCAAAACAGCTTGACATATAAATGTCAGCTATTAGCAGAAAAACTTGCGGAAAAGGGCGTAGAGATTGCCAGAGTGCAAATTGCTGACCTTGACGCAATATTTACATCGGAACTGATTTCAAGTGTTCATGCGGAATATGAAGGAAGCACTAAGGGCGGCGGGATATGGGCGGTAATAGCCGGTACAGACCACGCCGCATTTGTTGAGTTTGGAACCGGAATTGTGGGACAGCAAAGCCATTATCCGGGGAAACTGCCAGAGGGTGTTTCGTGGCAGTATGCAAGTGGAAAAACTATCCATCAGATTTCAGATGGAAGATATGGATGGTTTTATCAGGACGACAATGGCGATTGGTGGTTTACAGAGGGAATGCCAAGCCGACCATTTATGTATCTGACCGCAAATGAGTTGCGGCAGATTGTTACACAGACAGCGAAGGAGGTGTTTGGATAATGGCAGACAACCAGTGGGTATATGATCTTGAAACAAACATTTTCTCCAATGTTGCAACGATAGCCAAACCAAAACTCAAGAAAAAATACAAAAGCATGAATTTTGACACTGCATTTACAACGGTTGAAAAGAACCTTGATAAAGACCCTGTTTTCCCGACTATTTACATCCATGAGATGCCGGGGCTTGAACGTGGGGCAGATTTAGAGGGCACATCCGTAAATGCGGTGCAGGAAACAATACAGGTTGACGTCATTACAAACACAAAGCAGAGCGATGCAAAAGGGATTATGGCTATTTTAGCTGATGCCTTTAAACAGATGCGATTTCAAATTACAGCAATGCCGGAGTTTAAAAATGACAGTGAAAAAAAATTTAGAAGCGTTGCAAGGTTCCGGCGGATAATCGGAGCCAACGACAGATTGATGTAAAAGAGCCGAAAGGCTCTATTTTTTATGCACCGGGTGCAAAAAGATGCGCCCGATAACCGCATTATTTGGCGGTAGAAAGAGAGGTAAAAATGGCAGAAGCAGGATTGTCTACGTTAGGAATTACGTTTGGCTATGGCACAGAAGCGACAGCCGGAACAAAGCCTACATCGTTTAAACAGCTTACAAGAATTAACGCAATCGGCGGTATTAACATTGAGCCGGAACAGATTGACGCATCTGCATTAGAAGATGCTATTACCAGATATGTAAAGGGTCGCGCAGATACCGGTGGCTCTTTCCCTATCACGGTAAACCTTACGGATGCCACAAAGGAAGAGTGGGAAGCACTTATCACGGCGTATAAGGCGCTTTCCGGCGGGAAAAGAATGTGGTTTGAAACTATTATCCCGGGATTTACCGACGCGTTTTTTGTTGTGGCTCAGCCGCCAGAGCAGATTCCACAGCCGGAGATTGGTCAGAACGAACTTTTGACGGTTGAAATGAATCTTACCATTGAAGAATACAAGGGCATGGACACCGCTGTAGCTTTTACACCGGGGGAATAACACGTCAGTCGAATAGTTCGGTTGGATCGGCTGACGATAACCAGACAACCGAGCCAGAGCTTGAAGAAACAATTTAAAAGAACAGGGCGGTCTTCGGACTGCCCTTTCCCTATATGAGAGGGAGAAAGGGAAAGAAAATGACAAAATTAAAATTTGGCGAGAAAGAATTACAGATCAAGTTTGGATATGAAGCAACCGTGAAAAGCGGAATTATCAAGAAAGTAGCAAAATTAGACCAGATGGAAGATATCGAAGCGGTTGACGAAATCCTTTTATTTCTTCCAGAGTTAATCCTTGTAGGCGCGCAGAAGTTTCACAAAGAGGAACTTGGATACAATCCGGACAATGAGGGAGAAAAGGAACAGCAGCTTGGAAAAGTATATGCCATGCTGGATGATTACTTTGACGGAGAAGATGCAGATGTTCAGGTACTTTACAATGCACTTTTAGCGGAGCTGCTTGAAAACGGTTTTTTATCAAAACTGCTCAAAGCAGATCAGAAAGAAGCGGAGAAGAAAACTCCGAGGAAAAAGTAGAAGAACAGAGAGAACTTACATGGGGAACATATTGTGCGGAAATCCGCCCATTCTGGCTTTTAGTTACAAAAGGGTATGGATTTACCGTGCGTGACATAGACACGTCCTGCCCGGCTGATTTACAGCCTTATGCGGATGCTTACAACTTAGATAAAAAGCAAAGAGACAATGAGATGTGGATGTGGTTTGGAACATACGGATTGTCTGCGGTATCGGTGGCAGTAGAACATTGCCTTGCCGGACGAAAAGCAAAATCAAAGTATATTAAAAAACCAATCAATGAGCAACAAGGGAAAGATGATTCAGAAATGACGGAAGAAGAAATAAAGAAACAGAGAGAGCTATTTGTGGCAAAACTTAAAGTCATGCAGTCAAACTATGAGTTGAGCCACCCAAAACCAGAAAAGAACTTGGAGGTATAAATATGAGAATTGGATCTGCAAGACATGATGAAAATGGGAAATTGACCGGTGGGAGACCGGGAGATCAGACCGGAACAGAAGTAAGTATGCAAAACTTTTATGTTCATAAAAAAGGATGGTATGTGTTAAGACCAAAAACAAAAGATATGGCGGATAAACTGGCAGAATCAATGATTACAGCGTGCAATAATGATAATATTGGCTACTGTCAGGGACACCGGCTTGGAATTGTCAAATATGGTATTAATTCAAAAGTAAAAACAGAAGCAGATTGCGGCACAACGGTACGTGCATGCATTATTCATGCAACTGGAAAAGATGTTGGAAATTTCACCACAGCAAATGAAAAATCTGTACTTCTTTCTAGTGGCATGTTTGATGACATTGGAGGTTATGCGGCAGGAATGGTTCTTTACAATGGAGATGTTCTTGTCACAAAAACAAAAGGTCATACAGCGATTGTGACAAGCGGAAACCCTAGAAAAAATGTAAAAGATCATTTAAACCCATACCCGGAACCTGCAAGGATTTTAAAGAAAAAATTCCCTTGCATGAGAGGGGATGATGTGAGATGGCTTCAGACGGAGCTTATTTATCACGGATGCCTGGATGAAAAAGATAAAAAGGGAAACAGTAATGTGGACGGTATTCTTGGAAATGATACGGCGACCGGTATTGGAACATTCCAGAAAAAAGTCGGAATTACAGTAGATAAGAAATGCGGACCGGTTACAAGAGAAAAATTAAAAGAGTAGATCAAGGACGGTAAGGTGTCACAGCCTACCGTCTTTTTATTTTGCATAGAAAGTTGGTGCATATATGGCAGACATTGATGAATTACAAATAAAAATCAAAGCTGACTCTGCAAAAGCAAGTAATTCCATAGAAAGCCTTGTAAACAGCATGAATAGGCTCCGGGAAAGCATATCGTTTGACACTGCAAAACTTTCAAATATTGCAAGCGGAATCAGAAGCATTTCCGATGCAGCTACCGGGTTCAAAGGTGGTAAATCTTCGGAAATCACATCAATGGTGCGGGCACTCAATAAATTTTCTGGTGTTGATGCAAATTCTATCCACGGAATATCTTCTGCTGTGAGAGATCTTGCATCTGGAATAGCAAGTGTTAAAGCTGTTGATACAAGCGGACTCACAAGCATGGTGTCGGCACTGTCAAAAATTGGTGGCAAGGCATCTACACAGGCGACAAAGAATCTGCCGGCTTTATCTGCGCAGTTACAAAACTTTGTACGCCAGATGAACAAGATAGGTGCATTGAATTTTGATATGACCAATATGAGCAACCTTGTAACAGCCATATCAAGGCTTGGAAGCGTTGCAAGCGGACGTGCAGTAACAAATATACCTTTGCTTGCTGACAACCTTAAATATCTGTTTGAGACACTCTCAAAAGCACCAAATGTAAGCGCAAATATTTTACAAATGACACAGGCACTTGGAAATCTTTCAAACAGATCTGGCGGTGCGATTACTGGATTAAATAACAGCATCAGTAATCTTTCCGGTTCTTTCCTTGGATTTAAGACATCCACAGGAAAAGCATTGATCGGACTCAAGTCATTCACAAGACAGATTTTGTCCTCTATGGGGATTTATCTTGGTCTGTACGGAGCGATAAGAGGAATAAAAAATGCAATCGACATATCATCCGCATTAACAGAGGTTCAGAACGTTGTTGATGTTACTTTTGGTGACATGTCAAAAAAAGTCAATGACTTTGCACAGGACTCTATACGTCAGTTCGGTATGTCAGAACTGACATTGAAACAGACGGCAAGCCGATTCCAAGCAATGGGAACAGCCATGGGAATTGACAGTAGTTTGATAAAGAAAGCTAATGAGTTTTTGAATAAGCAGACAGATGGCTATATTGGTTTGTCTGATTCCATGGCTGATGTGTCTTTGAATTTAACAAAATTAACTGCTGATATGGCATCTCTGTATAACATAGATCAGGATGTTGTGTCGCAGGATTTAGCTGCAATATTTACCGGACAGACACGTCCATTAAGAGATTACGGTCTTGATCTTACACAGGCAACCCTTAAAGAGTGGGCGATGAAACAGGGATTAGATTCTGATATCGAGTCTATGTCACAGGCTGAAAAGACAATGCTCCGGTATCAGTACGTCCTTGCCAATACGCAGACAGCACAGGGAGACTTTGCGCGTACTGCTGATTCGTGGGCGAACCAGATCAGAATTTTAAAACAGTCGTTCGAACAGCTTGGCAGTGTTATTGGTGGGGCATTAATCAATGCTTTCAAACCATTCGTAAAAGCACTCAATTCCGTTTTACTGGTTGTTATCAGCTTTGTTACAAAGGTTACAAACGCTTTAGGCGCAATCTTCGGATGGAAATATGAGGATTCCGGTGCAGGTCTTGCGGATAGTTTTTCAGATGCGGCAGAAAGCGCAGATGATGTTGCGGACAGTACCGGACAGGCGGCAAAGAACATTGACAAGATGAATAAGGGTGTCCGTCAGTTTGATGAATTGAAACTGATTACCACAAATGATGGTTCTGGCAAAAAAGGTTCGGGCGGTTCCGGCGGCGGTGGCGCATCAGGCGGTGCCAGTGGCGGTAAACTCGTCAAGACAGATACTATTTTCAAAAATTACGAAAGTGATATTAAAAACTTAAAACAGCTTGGAAAATACATCAGTGATGCCTTATCAAAAGCTATGGAGTCTATCAACTGGGATAAGATTTATTCCAAGGCAAGAAATTTCGGCAAAGGCTTGGCAGATTTCCTCAATGGTCTTATCAATCCGAGATTGTTTGGAAATGTAGGAAAAACGATTGCCGGGGCACTGAATACGGCGATTTATGCCACACTTTCCTTTGGTCAGACATTTGACTGGTCAAACCTTGGAAAATCACTGGCAGAGGGAATAAATAAATTCTTCAAAACATTTGATTTTAAAGCACTTGCAGAAGATATAAATACTTGGGTACAGGGAGTTTACAAGACAATTAAGACCATGATTGAAAATATCAAGTGGTCTGATGTTTGGAAAGGCGTAAAAGATTTTCTTTCAAACATTGATATTGAGACAGTTGAAATTCTTCTCGGAGCGTTTGCTCTGAAACTTGCAGGCAAACTGTTAACAGGGAAACTTCTCAAGGAGACTATTGGGAAATTAATAGGAGCGAAATTCACAGCCGCTTTTGGTTCAACGGCGGTAAAATCATTGCTCTCTTATGCAATTCCTATTTCACTTGCTGTAGTAGTGGCAACGTTATCTTTTACGGTTGGAAAAGATAGCATAAAAAAAGATGTTAATAATTTAAAAAAAGCGTATGAAAAAGGCGGTTTTCTGCAATATCTTCAGGAAAGTTTTAAACAACTTCTTAATCCATTTGAATGGATTAATGCATATGGCGGTGGAGTTTTGAGCCATGATACTGTGATGGACAAATTAGGCATTGGAAATGGAATGAATGTTGATGAATTTGTCAAAAATCTGCCTAAAAAGGAAGATTACAAATCATTAGATGATTTCCAAAAAGCATTAAATGAGTTCAATGATAATATGCCTAATAAATTAAATGTACCTGACAGCTTTGATCTAAAGGCGTGGATAGATGAATGGAAGAATATAAACGGATTAGATGATGTAGATTTACGAGCAGATGTTGTTCTTCCAAATTTACAAGAGAAGATTTCCGAGTTCAAAGACAATGTCAAAGAATGGTGGGGATTGAATGTAGAACTTCCAGTTCATAACAAATTGACAACTACTCAAAATGATATTTCTTTATGGTGGGAAAATGTAAAGGAATATTGGGGAGAAAAAAAGCTTTCAATACAGACAGAAATAGGAGAAATAAAAGGTAAAATAGAAGAAAAGTGGAATGAAGCCTTAACTTACATTCAGGAGAATATTTTCCCGTGGTTCACAAAAGAAAAGTGGATGGAAGTAGGAAATGGAATAAAAGAGGGATTATCTGCTAAATGGGATGAGTTTTCCGATTGGTGGCAAAAGACAGGAATATATAACTGGTGGGAAAATCATGTAAAACCTTGGTTTACAAAAGAAAAATGGGATGAACAGGGAGACGGAATGAAAAAAGGTCTTTCTGAAAAATGGGACGAATTTAGTAACTGGTGGAGTACATCTGGAATTGGTTCTTGGTGGACAAATCATGTCGCACCGTATTTTACGAAAGACAAATGGACATTCAGTGGCATTTCTGACGGATTGAAGCAGGCATTTGATAATGCTGTTGCAGGAATTAAGCAGGTATGGAATAATTTTGCAACGTGGCTTAATTCAAAACTGTCTTTTTCATGGGATTCTGTAAATATTGGTGGAAAAGAAATAATTCAAGCTGGCAATATTAACCTCGGGAAAATACCAACATTTGCAACCGGAGGCTTCCCGGAAGATGGTTTATTTTTTGCAAATCACGGAGAAATGGTCGGGCAGTTTAGCAATGGAAATACAGCGGTTGCGAATAACAGCCAAATCGTAGAAGGAATTAAAGCAGGAGTAAAAAGCGCAGTATCAGAAGCATTGACACCATATCTGTCACAAATCGCACAGAATACAAGTGAAAACAGCGGAATTAAAGTTGAATTAGACGGCAAGGTAATATATGACAGTACAGTTAAGCAATGGAAGAGTGAAGCAAGAAGAACACAGAGAAATCCAGTTCCAATATTTTAATGACAAATACCGCCACTTGTGCTAGAATTATTTTATTACAAGTGGTGGGAGGAAAAGCTATGAATGAAAAAAGTGAAACAAAATTATGCAAATACTGTCAGACGGAGATTCCAGCTAAAGCAAAAATTTGCCCTAATTGCAAAAAAAAGCAGGGTGGGGCAACAAAGTGGTTTGTTGCGGTGGTTATAGTTATAATCCTGTTGATTGCCACATTTGGCGGAAACGGAGAAAACAACGATGCAGTTGCTGATTCTACCGAGCAAAATAAAAAAGTTTCTTCTATTAGTACGGTAGATAACAAGGAAGCGACAAGAGAAGAAGTTTCTGATTCTGATTTTTTGGTAAAAGAGTATCTGTACGAAAACACAATAGGAGACACATTAGATTTTTTGATTGTAACAAATAATTCAAACACGAATGTCGCAATTTCTGGGAACGCTATAGCCAAAGATTCAAGTGGGAATTCAATAGGAGCCGCCGACATGAGCATTGATGTATTGGGAGCAGGGGAAACATCTATTGGCGTTTTCTATTTTGATAGTGTGTCCGGAATTGACAAGGTGGATTACACATTAGATTATGACGAAAACCCATATTATAAACCGGTTGTAAATGATTTATCCGTTGAACAGACATTTAATGATGAAAACGTTACTGTATCCGTGACCAATAACAGCGAAAATCCGGCACTTTTTGTAAGCGTGTATGCAATATTTTTTGACAGTAATAATAATGTGGTAAATTATAACAGCACATATATTACAGATTCAGACAATGAGATTAAACCTGGGAAAACTATTTCGGGGCAGCTTGATTGTTATGGAAAATACGATTATGCAGAGGTATATTTTACTGGAAGAGCAGATAAATAGAATAATAAACTAAAGGAGAAGAATGTATGTACGACAAAGAAAAAGGGATTTATCCATCTGGAGGATATCTTGTTGGTAGAGATTTACCATTGGGCGGTTATGTTTTTACTGCAAAAAACGGTCAAAAAGGTTGCGTTACTCTTTACAAAAGCTATAAAGATTTTAAAGAAGAGGAAATGGAATTAACCTATGAATACTTTGAAGAAGATTATCATTTATCGCTAATGGAAGATGGTAATTACTTATTGGTGGAAAATGCGACAATACAGAAAATATAAGAGGAAGCGCAGAGATGCGCTTCTTTTTTGATTTATTTAGCACCTATCATACACGGTAGGTGCTATTTTTATACCTATTTTCAGGAGAATAGCCATGAAAAAATATAAACCAATAGACTGGGGTAAGTGCTCGGAAAACCGGACACCAATAGGAAATCCGAATAATTGCCTTGTGGCGGATATTCTGCCGGACGGAAAAACTGAAATCTTATTTTTAAGTGATGATGGCGGTGTTCGTATTTGTAAATCTGAAAGAGTAACTTGATTGGAGGTGGTCGCATGGCATACAGCGGATGGCTGTTAAAGATTGGAAATTACATAGTGCCAATGTCGTTTATGAAAGCAGAAACATACAGTCCATATGTCAACATGCAGGATTTGGACGATTATACAGACGCCAACGGCTATCTGCATAGAAATGCCGTGGAGTTAAAGGCGTTAAAGGTCGAATTTGAAACCACAGCTATGCTGACAAATAAGACTTTCAATGAGGTTTTAAACAATATTAGAAGCCAGTTCACAAATGCGACAGGGAGAGCCTGCTATATCACAGCGTATATCCCGGAATATGACGATTATGTGACGCAGTATGGCTATATGGCAGATTTTCAGCCTACGATATACGGAACATATGATGGGATAATTCGTTACAATTCAGTTCGACTTGCTTTCATAGGGGGTGTGTATGGTGGTTAATTATAAATATGGCGACTTGTTCAAAAAAGATACGGTCGATAAGCAATTATCTATCGTATCTGATGACGGAAAAATCAATATCACAAATACAGAGCTACACCAAGAAAAATTCGAATTGACCGAAAGTTTGTGTTCGGAACAGGAATTGACGTTTGGATCATGCGAAGCCGCCATGATTAAATTCACGGTGTCAAATACATTTTTGCCAATGAAGGGCAGATGGATGACGGTAAGAATGTCCCTTGATGGACATGCAGATATCCCGTTCCAGTTCGGACGATATAAGGTTGATTCTGATACGCCCACGGCAGACAGAACGTGCCGTGATGTGGTTGCATATGATGCCCTTTATGACATTTTAAATGCAGATGTGGCAGCATGGTATAACACTGTCTTTCCATCCCATAAAGAGCAGCAGAAAGATAAAGATGGAAAAACTACAACTGTTACAGTTTATGATCCGGTCACAATGAAGCAATTCCGGGACAGCTTTTTTAAGCACTTCGGGATTGAGCAGGCTGACATTATACTGGTTAATGACGGCATGTCTATTGAAAAAACAGTTGCAGTCACGCCATCCAGTGAGACAAGTTCTGATACAGAGGAATCGAGCACCATAGGCGAATCTATGAGCGGCAAGGAAGTGTTGTCCTGTATTTGTGAGCTCAATGGCTGTATGGGGCACATGGGGCGTGACGGGAAGTTTCATTATATTTATCTGGAACAGGAGATACAGGGATTATATCCAAGGAATGATCTTTATCCGGCGGATAATTTGTATCCAAGAGATCCGAAAAGCAACCGTATCGGGAAGGATTTATATATAACGGCTGAGTATGAAGATTTTCTTGTTAAAACAATCAATAAGTTACAGATCCGGGAGCAGAAGAATGATATCGGTGTGATTGTGGGTACCGGAGACAATGCCTATGTGATCGAGGATAATTTTCTTGTATATGGCAAAGGCACAAAAGAACTGAAAGGCATTGCAAAAAATATCCTTTCCAAGATCAGAGGGATTGTTTACCGCCCGTTTACAGCGGACTGCAAAGGAAATCCGTGTCTTGAGGTCGGGGATGCAGTGCGGCTGCCGACCAGATATGAACTGATTGAGTCCTATATTCTGAAAAGAACCCTGAAAGGTATACAGGCTTTGCGTGATGATTTGGAAGCGGATGGGGAAGAGTACCGGACAAACGGGGCGAACGGAATACAGAAAAGTATTTTAAAGCTCAAAGGCAAGAGCAATGTGTTGGAGCGAACCATTGAAAAGACACAGAGCACGATAACTGATGTTGAGAAGGGATTGCAGTCACAGATCACGCAGACCGCAACCGAAATTCGCACAGAAGTTAAAAATACAACGGATGGTTTATCATCGAGAATCACGCAAAATGCGAGCAGTATTACAGCAGAAGTAAAAAGAGCACAGGGGCAGGAAGTTGAACTTGCAGCAGCTATTAAAATTAATGAGGACAAGATTACAGCGGAAGTTACGAGAGCAAGCGAAGCAGAGGGCGATTTGTCCGGAGAGATAGAGGTGACCGCAACTAAGATACGGTCAGAAGTCAGTGCTTCTTTAACAGTATGGGATACCGAAGATTATGACGTTACACATTGTGGTTTCGGGAATCCACAAGATACATACCCTGCATCTTCGTATTATTCTGGACACAGTTTTTTGGATCAGAATACTGGAAAGTTTTATGGTTGCGAACCAGATGGTGGAATAAGCAGTGGAAAATACAAATGGACTCTGATAAAGAAATTTAAGCAGCTTTCATCGAGTGCGTCCAGTACGATTACGCAGTCATCAAAGCAGATCAGCTTGAAAGTATCAAAAGACAGCGTCATTTCAGAAATCAACCAGTCAGCCGAGGGTATCAAAATTAAAGCAAAACTGCTTGAATTAAAAGGTTCTATGGAAATGACCGGGGGATATATGCATATTCAAGCGGAAGAGTCTGTAGAAAACCTTATTGAATTTAAACGCAGTGGAACACTTGTACAGATGGGAACGGATGGATTTCGAACAGTGGAAGGGACGCTTGAAAGTCCAAACCATCAATGTGTCGTTCAATATAATCATATCTCACTAAATAAAGGCGCAAACGATAATGACCACATGATGATCCATTTAGACGGAGATACCGGAGTAGGTGGATTCAGAGGTGGAGTAATTAATGGATCTGACAAAAGAATAAAAAACACAATTTTAGATTTAAGCAAAAAGCAATCATCTGAGTTTATTTATTCTTTAAGAGCAAAATCGTATCGTTATAATTTCGAAAAAGATGGGTTCCATCATGGATTTATTGCACAGGATGTTTTGAAAAAAGCGGAAAAAGGGTGGAATATTTGTCCAAAAACGTTTTCAGACAGCAATGGGAAAAAGTATTACGGACTGAAATATACGGAACTGATTGCTGATCTGGTTGCCACAGTGCAGTTGCAGCATGACGAGATAGAACAGTTAAAGGAAAAGGTGGAAAATCTATGATAAATGCAAAAATTCGGGAATTTGAAAACGACATTATAAATTATGCAAATTTGTGTGAGGATGTCCCAATCGAAGCTAAGTACCTAGTGTTTAAGGATATTCTGCAGCAGATTAAGGAAGAAGCAAACAGACATGTTATAGCCGAACGGGAGCAGATGAAGCTTGCAAAGGAAAGGGAGAGTGAGGACCATGAACAAAGCGCATAGTGCTATTAATTGGGAGAATTACCCGAGTGATGAAACACCGCTTAATGAAAGCAATCTTAACAAAATGGACGCAGCTATTGGCGTTATTGATGATCGTGTAATCACTCTTGATACCACAAAAGCCACGAAAACAGAGGTAGCAACTCTTGTTGCAGACGTGACATTCGAGGAATCGACGGGAATTATCACAATCACGAAAAAGAACGGTTCCAAAGTTATGATCGATACGCAGATGGAGAAGATCGCGATCAACTTCGATTATAACCCGACTACACAGCAGATTATTTTGACTCTGATCGATGGTACGAAGCAGTACATAGACCTGTCGGCACTGATTACACAGTATGAGTTCCTTAATTCTGATACGGTAGCTTTTTATATTGATAAGGATGGAAAAGTGTCTGCCATCGTCAAAGAGGGTAGCATCGAGGAAAAACACTTGGAGCCAAACTATCTTGCAAAAATTAAGGTGGAAGTAGCAAAGGCAGAGTCAAGCCAGCAGGCAGCGGCAATGTCTGAAATAAACGCCAAAGCAAGTGAGAATGCCGCAAAAGCCAGTGAAACAGCGGCAAAAAAATCAGAGGACAATGCCAAGGCGTCCGAGACAGCGGCAGCGAAGTCAGCTACGGCGGCAGCGGCATCCGAAAGCAACGCAAAAGTCAGTGAGACATCCGCCAGTGAATCATCCGCCACAGCCACGGAGAAAGCATCGTCCGCCAGTCAGTCAGCTGATACAGCAGCCGAAAAAGCAGATATTGCAACTCAAAAGGCTGCGGAGATCATCGGTAAAGCGGAATCTGCAGAAGAAAGTGCAACCAAGGCACAGAGTTATGCCGTTGGTGGTACCGGGAGCAGAGAGGGCGAGGATTCTGACAATGCGAAGTATTATTTTGAACAGGTAAAAGATGTGTCTGAAGCTATTAAGGGCGGATTGCAGCCGAGAGGAACAGTTGCATTTGCAGATCTTCCGGCACTTGCGGATGTTAGCACAGGGTGGATGTTCAATATTTCAGACGAATTTACAACCACGGATGATTTTAAAGAGGGAGCCGGGAATGTAATTCCGGCAGGTGCCAATATTTATAAAACATCAGATGAAAAGTGGGACGTGCTGGCCGGAACTCCAGTTACCGGAATCAAAGGTGTAAATGAAGATTCTTTCCGTAGGGGCAATGTAGAACTCACAGCAGAAAACGTCGGTGCAGTGGCAACCGGTGGAGATACAGCAGAGAATACAGCAACTTTTACGAGTAGTGATGTGGCAGACGGATCAGCGTCAGCGTGGACGACTGTATCAAAATTATCAAGCGGCGAAAAACACTCTTCAATTTTTGCAAAGGTGTCACAGATGTTCAAGAATGTGCGGTATCTCTATAAAATGCTTGGAACGACAGACATTTCTAAGATTGGGAATGGTACTTGTACCGGGGCGATATCATCGTTAAACAGCGGTTTAGCCAATAAATATTTTCTAAAAGTATTAGCAAAAGACTGGTCTGGATTTGTCGGTACATTGTTTCCCCAATTTAATGTGCAAAATGATAATGTTGTCGATATTTATGCTGATAAAACTGACGGTACATATCCTGCTGTACGTGTTGCCCGTGCTAGTGCAGATTATGATGGTAATAACATTCCAGACACATATTTAAAAAAGGCGGATGCCAAAAATAATGTATCTAGCTTATCCAATACTATGACAAATTATAATGATCAGACTCCTGTCGTGCAGTATTTCACTGTCCCGGATGATGGGTATTATCTTATTACAGGTCTTGTCACTTTCAGTTCAAACGCAAATGGGTTTCGTGAAGTTTTTATAACAAATACAACATCTAACTATGTCATGGGACGAGTCAGAGTTCCTGCGGTATCCGGCGGTGCATCAACTTTACAGGTAACGAGTGGTGGCACTTTCGGACCGGGACAGACTGGTACACTCAGTACTTATCAGAACTCAGGTTCAAATCTTAATGTGCAGGAATGGTTAAATATGGTAAAGATCGCACCTAAGCTGTAAAAAAACTGCATTAAAAATTAAATATAATAAAATCAAGAGCCTAAGAGCCGATTACATGACCATGTGTTGTGTAGCCGGCTCTTTTAAATAACAAGCCTACGGGCAGAAAGGAAAATTATGCACTTAAAATTCATCACAGATAACTGGCAGATGCATAATTTTCAACCAGTAATTAATTTTTTAACAAAATTTAAACTAATCAATCGACATTCTGTGACAATAAGAAATTTACCTGTCGAAACTTGCGACCGAAAGAAATTGAATGTTTGCGGGAAAATTTGTAAAATAAAATTGTCCGATAAGGGCACTTCAAGTTCTGGCTGAGGGGCGGGATAAGGCGTTTTCTTGTCCCTCAACTACAAACGAGTTTGTAATTTGTAGCAATTTGTCAAATGGGGTTGACGATATCGAACATAAGTTCTATAATTTGTGTATCGCTATCGGAAGTGCGGAATGATTGGAGGAGAATAAGATGGGGGAAAATGAGGTTGAGAATGAAAACGTAAACGAATTTTACAAGGAAAAAATTTATGAATTGGTCGCTCATTGCGATAATGAGAGGTGGCTTAGAGCTATCTTAACGTTTATAAAAGAACTATTAAAGTAAAAGAAAGCCAAGGGTTTGCGCATTGCCCTTGGCTTTTCTTTACTTCTGACTTGTGATTGAATCAATGAATTTTTCCAATGCATTCCATCCGGTATCATCCATTTTCGATAACGCCACGATCAAACGTTTTTTAAAATCTGAATCTTCACATTTAAGTACGTCTGCGAGCATCTTTGAAATCTGCTCGTCTTTGGTTTCTGGGATAAACATTTCGCCGTTTCCAGTTCGTAACCAATCTTCATTGACATTTTCATTTCGTAACATGATTATATGTTGTTCTGTTACGTTTCTGCGTCCTGATTCAATATCAGAGACACCAGACTTGGTTATTCCGAGAATCTTTCCAAATTCTTCTTGGCTTTTTCCCATAGCCTTGCGAAGTTCTTTCATTCGCTCATTCATAATCTCACCTCTCTTTCTACATAGAACTATAACATACGCAAACAGAATTGTAAATAGAAAAAGTTCGCAAACGAAACAAAAACATGTTGACATAGTTCTGAAAGCGTGATATATTATACGCATACCGAACAAAAACAACATTAAAAGTTCGGCAGAAAGGAGTGATACGGTGAGCGAACAGGAAAAGAAAGTTGTTGAAAAACTCAAAGAAGCCATTCCGAAAATGAACGACTTTCAGAAAGGCTACGTTCTTGGCATGGTTGAGGGTTCAGCAAGCGTTTCAAAAAATCAGCCAGTAGAAGAGACTGGGAACTCAAAAACAGAAGAATAGAAAACAAGATATTGATAGTTGAGAAATTTGTCGGAATTTGCAGATTAAATGTGTTTGTAACACAGGAAATCAGTTGATACAATTAATATGCGACGGCGGCAGGAAATGAGTTACATTATTGCTTTATTTTCCGCATCATCTTTAGTATTTTATTTAATCTCTTTTGTACTTTTTTAATTCCTTTGTATAGGTCGATTGTCATGGATGTTACGGTTAGAATTATGAAGAAGTCGTAACCGGTAACACGCCATACCAATAATGAGATAAGTATACTAACGATTTTCATGATAACAGTTCCTTTCATGATGGCCGCCGCCGTACATTAATTGTATCAACAAAGCAAAATAGAGACAACCAGTATTTTCCAACTATCAAGCGGTAGTTGGATTTTTTATTGCAAAAATCCGGAAAGGAGAAGAATGAATGAACAATTTAGAAACAACCAAAATGCAGACACCAATCGAAATTGCACTTGGTGTCGATGAAAACGGAATGACTACAGCAAGCAAGCTATATTCTTTCTTGGAGCTGAACCCAAGCAATTATTCAAAGTGGTGCAAGACAAACATTACTGAAAACGAGTTCGCAGAAGAAAACATTGATTTTACTCGGTTCGTACTTGAGTACGAGTCGGGAGTTGGAACTAAAAAGAGAGAAGATTTTAAATTGACTTCCAAGTTTGCTAGAAAGCTATCCATGACCCAGAAAAACCATAAAGGTGAACTTGCAAGAGATTATTTTGCAACGCTTGAGGATAAGGCAAAAGAAATGGCAATCAACCGTTCACAGCTTTCGCCACAAATGCAAATGTTTTATGCCATTGCTGATGGACAGGCAAAAATGGAACTGGAACAGAAACGGCAGGCGGAACAACTGAACCATGTGGAACGGAGAGTTGAGAGCATCCGAGAAGTGGTTGCACTTGATACAACATCATGGCGTGATGATACTGGAAATATTTTAAGAAAGATCAGCATGGAACTTGGTGGCGGGCAGGCATACAGCCAAGTAAGAGCCGAAAGCTACGAACTGTTGTCAAAGCGAATGGGTGTAAATCTGAAGCAGCGGCTGACTAACAAGCGCAGGAGAATGGCTGACGAGGGTATCTGTAAATCAACCAGGGACAAATTATCCTATGTGGATATTATTGCAGAGGACAAGAAGTTGATCGAAGGATATACAGCCATCGTGAAGGAAATGGCAATCAGATACGGAGTTGGAAAGGATTAACAGGAGGTATTCATGGATAGACAAATGAACATTGCTTTAAGAAAGACATTAGATCAGATCGGCGTAAAACATAGCCTTAAGGGTTACGGTTACATAATAAGTGCGGTTGAGAAATGTCTTGAAAACAGAAGTAAACTTATCAGCATTATTAAAGGACTCTATACTGAAATCGCAGAAGAAAACAGCGATACAGTCTGGAGAGTAGAAAGATCAATCCGGCACGCGATAGAAGTTACTTGGACAAATGGCAATACAAATGCGATCAACAAAATTTTTGGCTATACGGTTTCAGTGGAAAAAGGAAAACCGACAAATTCAGAGTTTATCGCATTAATAACAGATTTTGTTTCCTTGTATGGTGATGAGATTGCCAATGGTTCCTATAAGTGGTAGGAGTGATGTGTCTATGAAGAAGTTAGCAAAGGTAATTGAATTAGCCGGTGCGTTACTCTTTTTTCTTGGAATCAGCGCAGATGCAACAGTAAATCCGATGGTAGCTATTCCTGTGTTAGGTGGATTATTACTGATCTACATAGGATGCAAAGTGGATGGAGACTGGCAGGAAGCAGAAGAAATAGTCGAGGATCATGTTTTTAAAGATGAAGAAACAGACGATGGAATTATTTATATATGCGACAGCAACGAAGATAAAGAGAAACTTCCTTATTATAAAGAAGTTATGAAAAAGAAAAGGAATCATCCGAACCGACCAAAGCTGAATGATTCCCAATCAAAGCAATAGCATAAGCTATTTGCGCCTATTTTAGCATAAGAAAAGGAGAAATTCAAATATGAGAGCAGAAAACAATAAAGTGGAACTTACAGGAACGATTATCACAGAGCCGGAATTTAACCATGAGGTGTTTGGAGAGGGATTTTATAATATGTACCTCAAAGTGGATAGATTAAGTGGAACGGCTGATATTATCCCATTAATTATTTCAGAGAGATTAATCAATCTGAATGATAAATACACGGGCACTGCCGTTAATGTTTCCGGTGTGTATAGTTCTTATAACAAACATGAGGAAAAGAGAAATCGTCTGTTATTATATGTATTCGTCTGTGAAATTGAAAAAGCGAATCCGGGAGAGCATACAGATTTGAACAAAATCCAGCTTGACGGATATGTATGCAAAGAACCGATTTACAGGAAAACTCCGCTTGGAAGAGAAATTGCAGATTTATTAATCGCAGTCCATCGTTCCTACGGAAAATCAGATTATATCCCATGTGTTGTTTGGGGTAGAAATGCAAGATTTGTTGGTCAGTTGGAAGTAGGAACTCATATTGAGATCAATGGACGCATTCAGAGCCGCGGATATATTAAGAAATATGAAGATGGAACAGAAGAACAGAGAACAGCATACGAGGTGTCTGTAAGCAAAATCAATGTATTAGAGGAGGAAAATTAAGATGGCAGAAAATACCGTTACAATTTCCGTTGAAGAATATGCAGATCTGGTTGCATGCAGGACGAAAGTTCATACAGCATGTGCCATTATTGCAAATGAGCACCAAAGAGACATTGAGCTGATGGGGAAAAAGGGAACAACTATTAATTCAAAAATTATAGAGTCAGCTCTTGGATATATTGACGATGAAGCATGCTTTGAAGAGGCACTTAAAAAATATAAAGAGTGGAAGGAGAAGGAAAATGAAACTGAAAATTAGATCATTACATATGGAGAATTTCAAGGGAATTAAGAGCCTTGATGTGAATTTCTCTAATAAGACAAGTATTAAAGGACAGAACGCCGCAGGAAAGACAACAATCTTCGATGCGTTTACATGGCTGCTTTTCAATAAAAACAGTGCCGGAGAGGAAAAGTTTAATGTTCGACCATTAGATAAGGACGGAAACCGCATTGATAATGTAGAAATTAAGGTTGTGGGAGTTATTGACGTTGATGGGAAAGAAGTGGAACTTTCAAAGGTTCAGAAGCAGAATTGGGTTAAGAAACGTGGTACTGATACTGTTGCATTGCAGGGAAATGTCAATTCATTTGAGATTGACGGTTATCCAAAAAGTGAAGCTGATTTCAAAGAATATATTTCCAGTCTGGCACAGAGCGAGGATATGTTCAAGATGCTGGCCAATCCGCAGTATTTCTCTTCCATGAAATGGAAAGAGCAGCGGGATATTCTGATGCGCCTTGTAACGGATGTATCGGATGTTGAACTGGCGCAGACAGATGCTAAGTATGCCCAATTACTCGGCGAGTTGGAGAAAGCACCGTCCACGGATGATATTCGTGCAAAATTTCAGAAAGCTCTTACAGAGTGGAAAAAGAAACAGTCAGAGATTCCGGTACGTATTGATGAAGCCGAGAAATCCAAGGTTGATGTTGACGTGGCAGAGCAGGAACTTGCAAAGGTAGATCTGGTAAGAAGAATCGCTGAATGTGACAAGAAAATGGAGAATGCCGGTAGCACGTTAGGCGATTTGAGAAGCAAGGAAATGCAGTTGCAATTTGATATGTCCGGCATTATGCAGGTCATGAATGACGAACTTTCCGCAAAACGTAGAGGTCTTGACAGTGCCAAGGATGATGCAACACGAGAGTTCAATGACTTACATAATCAGATTCAGTCTGCGGAAAATCAGATCAAGGCAAATGAGAAGACAATTTCCGATACAGATGCAGAGCGGAAAAATCTTGGTGTTGAATACAATGCAGAATTTTCCAAGGCATTTGATGAAATGCCATATCTCTTTGACGAATCCAAGTGGAAATTTGATGAATCTACAACGGTTTGTTCCTTATGTGGTCAGAAGTTGCCGCAGGATAAGATTGAGTCTCTTAAGGCTGATTTTGAGCAGAAAAAGGCAGATGCCAAGGCACGTGCCACCAAGCAGTTAGAGGATGCACGCAAAGCATTTGATGATGCAAAGGGCGCAAAACTTAAAGGTCTGATTGACAAGGGCAACGCTTGCAAGGCTGATATTGAGCGATTGACAAAGGAAAACGCCAAGTTGCAGGAAGACATTGTGGCACTCAAAGAGCAGGAATCCAAGGCACTTGCAAAGCAGAATGATTATGCAAAGCAGTTATCCGAGATCCCGGCAGAAGCTGATTATTCGCAGAATGAAGAGTATGTGAAGCTGAAAACAGAGCATGACAAGATTCTTGCTGATATTGCAAAGGTTGAATCCGAGGGCGCAGACAAGGTTGTTACTGATTTAAAAGCCGAGAAAGCCGATCTGCAGAGTCAGCTTGAAGAGGTGAACAAGGTTATTGCGCAGGCGGCTAACAATGTGGCGATTGATGATCGTATCGAAACGCTTCGTGACGAGCAGAAAGAAATCGGGCAGAAAGTTGCCGATCAGGAACAGATGCTTTATCTCTTGGAAGAGTTCATTCGTTTCAAGCTGGATAAGGTTTCAGAATCTATTAACAGCCATTTCAAGACCGTAAATTTCAAACTCTTTGAAATGCAGTTAAATGGCGGTATGAAAGATTGTTGTGAGTGTACTGTGAATGGCGTTCCGTATTCGGCTTTAAACAGTGGTCATAGAATCGTAGCCGGACTTGATATTATCCGTTCTCTTAGCGAGTTATACGGTGTAAGCGTACCGATTTTCGTTGATAACGCGGAATCGCTGAATGAGTTCAATGTGCCGGATATGGATGCACAGTTAATTCTTTTGAGCGTATCAGCGGACAAGCAGTTGAAAGTGGATGGTGTGTAGGATGAATATTGGAACATTAGGAATAATGGAACGGATGTCGCAGAAAAATAACAAAGACTTAAAGGTTTCTCCATTGTCGAATATTAAATCTGCTCATAGCGGCAGGGATGGATGGGGGAGTGTGACAATCGCTATCCCAAATGAAATTGTTACAGGATTGCTTACAAACCCAGATGGTTATATTGGCGGCTTATTGATTTGCAGCAAAGAAGAATTTGAAAAGGAAAAGAAGTTGGCAGGAGGAGAGGTAATATAGATGGGAAATGCTGTGAAATCCTACAAAGGATTTAATAAAGATATGACTTGCCGTGGCTTTCAGTACGAAGAGGGAAAGGAATACGAGGAAGAAAGCGTAGAAGTTTGCGATCATGGATTTCACGCTTGCGAGTATCCGCTGGATTGCTTGAATTATTATTCTCCAAATGAAAGCGTATACCACGAGGTAGAGCAGAGCGGAGAAATCCAGAAACATAATGATGATACTAAGGTAGCATCTACAAAAATTAAGATCGGAGCAGAAATCAGCATTGCTGGACTGGTTAAAGCTGCAATCGAATATACGGTAAAAAGAGTGAATAAGGAAGCTGAAAGTGATGAAAATCACGGAGCATCCTCGGCAACCGGATACAAGGGAGCATCCTCGGCAACCGGAAACAAGGGAGCATCCTCGGCAACCGGAGACTGCGGAGCATCCTCGGCAACCGGATACAAGGGAGCATCCTCGGCAACCGGAGACTACGGAGCATCCTCGGCAACCGGAAACTGCGGAGCATCCTCGGCAACCGGATACAAGGGAGCATCCTCGGCAGAAGACAAAGATGCGGTCGCTGTTGCTTGGGGTTACAAATCAAAAGCAAAGGGTGTTATTGGCTCGTTTCTTGTTTTTGCAGACTGGGAATACACTGGTTCAGAAGATAATACGGAATATGACAGAAATAACCAGAGTGCATGGGTTCTTAACGGCGCAAAGATGGTGCAGGTTGATGGGGAAAATATCAAGCCGGATACTTGGTATACGATTGAAAATGGAGAGATTGAGGAGGTATCAGAATGAATTACATAAAAGCAAAATATCCAAACCAGATCCGGTCATATATATTTGCTACATCAGACGATGTAAAAGCCGGTGACACGGTTGTAAATGCCAAATGTGCAAAGCTGACAGTTACAGATGAAGCGGCAGATATGGCATGGGTGGAAACCTATGGTGCTGATAAAGTGGCGGTTGTGAAGAAATATGAGGAAAGCGAGGAAAAGCAGTGAAACTTTATTTTTATGGACTTAATTCGGACGGAATCTCCGTCACAGAAGTGGAAGTGATTGAAAAACCAAAGACATATTATCCAGTTGATAAGAAAAGAGGTTTTCCAAATTGCATGAGCTTTGTTAGAAAAGAGGACGAAGGGAAAATTACTGGCTATTATGAAAATATTTTCCTTACAAAGCCGAATTACGATTATGCAAAAGAAAAGTTTAGAGAAGTCGCAGAAAAGGAACTTGAATCGGCAAAAGAAAAGTTTGAAATAGCAGAAAACAAATTAAAAATCATCATGGAAAGCGAGGAAAAATAATTATGGCAGAGAACACAGAAGTAGCAAAGGCAGAGGAAAAGAAAGAGGAAAAGACAGAGGTTGCACACAGCAACAACAAGGTTACAGACTATAGCCTTGGAATTTTTGGAACATCAGATAATTTCATTATGGCTATGCAGATGGCAAAGGCGTTGGCGAGTTCAACTATCGTTCCGGCAACATTCCAGAAGAACGATGCAAACTGTCTGATTGCTATTGAGCAGGCGCAGAGACTGCGAGTAAGCCCACTGATGGTTATGCAGAATCTGTATGTGATTCAGGGTAGACCGTCTTGGAGTTCAAAGTTTCTGATTGCGGCAATCAATAATTCCGGCAAATTCGATATGGAATTACAGTTTGAGGAAACTAGAGATAAAGATGGCAAGCCTTATTCGTGCCTTGCTTGGACTACGAAAAATGGTCGTAGAGTTGAGGGAATGACCGTGGACATGGAAATGGCTAAAGCCGAGGGATGGCTTAGTAAGAACGGTAGTAAGTGGAAAACCATGCCACAGTTAATGCTTCGTTACAGAGCCGCATCTTTCTTCTCCAGTCTGAATTGCCCGGAGCTGACAATGGGATTATATACGAAAGAGGAAATGCAGGACAACGATTTCAAGGAATATCCGATGGAAGATTTGCAGGAACAGGTCAAGCGTGATATTTCCGAAAATGCCAATTCAGAGCCATTTGTTGTAGCTGAATCCGAAGCTATTGAGACCGGGAGCGAAGTAGTTGAACCAGAGCCGGAGAAAGTAGCCGGAGAAGTCGTTGAGAATGACGAGAACGTACCGGACTTTATGAAAGATTAGGAGGTTGCCATGAGAGTTATATCACAGGACGGCACATTGGATTTTCCGTACGAAAATAGCATTGTTTTTATTGATACAAGGGCGAAAGAAGCAACATTTGTCCGGATGCAGGCAATCGGAGACAATGAGACTTCAATAACAGCTAAATATTCCACGAAAGAAAAGGCAAAGAAAGCCATGGAAATGCTTAGAGAAGAATATCAAAAATATGCAAGCCAGAATTACATGAAAGTATTTCAGTTCCCGGCAGAGGAAGAATTGGAGTAGCCTATGGAAGTTATATCAGTCTTAGAATCCGTGCAGAAAGGCATGAAAGATAACATTTACAATTTCTGCAAAGATGGAAAATGTAGCCAATGCGGTAACTGCTGTTCCAACCTTTTGCCAATGAGCAGAAAGGAAGTAGATGCAATTCACAGATATATCCGTAAGAACCATATCAAAGAGTGTAGGCACCTGCTTCCTACTGTGAATCGACCATATGATATGACATGTCCTTTTCTTGATACGGACAAGAGTTGCGAGAAATGCAGAATCTATCCGGTTCGACCAGAAATTTGCAAGCAATTTATCTGTGACAATGAGCAGAGGGCAAAGCATAATCGGGCATTGTTGGGACAGACAAGACAGATTATTGATGTGAGGAGTGAGTTTTATCACAGAAATGGAAAATAGGCAGAAAGAAAAAATTACAAAAAGCCGAGAACGCATCAAAAAGTTTGGAGAAGTTTATACGCCGGGCTGGATGGTACAAAAGATGTGCAATATGTTGGAAGATGAAAATGGTGGTGCAGAGTGTTGGAGAGGAACAGTGTTGGAGCCTGCGTGTGGTACTGGAAATTTCCTTGTGGAAATCTTGAAACGGAAACTGTCAATAGGAATGACTGAAACGGAAGCTGCAGAGACATTATTCGGCATTGATATTCTGGCAGACAACATAGAAGAGAGCATACAGAGACTTACGGATCTTGCACCGACAGCAGAAAGTATATTCAGAAAGAACATTGTTCAGGGCAACTTTTTAAAACCGGAAGGAATATGGTTTTTGGAGGATGCCGAATGAGAGAAAAAGCGGAAGACCCTTATGTATCTCTTGGTATATGCTCCAGATGTCACAAAGGCATATTGGGAACGCAGTACAAAATGTGCGCTGAGTGCCGGGAGAAGAAAGCGAAGGTAGAAGCTAAGAGACTTGCAAGGGAAACACCGGAACAGGCAGAAGCACGGAAAGAAAGAGTCCGTACCAGATATTACATGAATAAGTCCAGTGGAATATGCGTGAAGTGTGGAAAACGTAATGCAGTATGCGGAACTGTTTTATGCAACAGGTGTTTGGCAAAGAGGCGTTCGTGCGAGAAGTCCACAAGCCAAAGGGAGTACCGGGAGGATAAAGGATTGTGCATAATCTGTGGTAGACCGGCGGTATCTGGAAGAAAGCATTGTGAGGAACATTTAAAGATGCTACGGAAAACAGTTGCAAATGCAGCAAGCCATATAGACTACACGAAACATCCTTGGATAATCGATAATAAACACATATTTGAAAATTGAGGTGAAAGAGGTATGAAACTTAAAACATTAGGTTCTGGTTCATCCGGTAATTGCTACATGCTGGAGAATGACAAGGAAGCTTTGATAATCGAAGCCGGGTTGCCTTTTATGAAAGTCAAGAAAGCACTGGATTTCAATGTGATGAAAATTAAGGCTGTGATTACTACCCATTTCCATATTGACCATAGTCTTTATAGCTTACAATATGTGCAAGCTGGCATTCCTGTTATTGAACCATGCAGACCGCCGATAAAAGATTCTGAAATGCGTTTTAGAAAAGGAAATTTTGACATAAGAGCATTTGAAAATCGTGATAAATCTGGAAGATGGCTACATAACAACGGAGACGGTTCAGAGTGTCCGTGCGTTGGGTTTTACATTACGCATCCAGATATGGGAAGCCTTGTGTATGCAACAGACACAGAATACGTCAAATGGCGATTTAAGGACATTAATCACATCATGGTGGAAGCTAACTACGATATGCAGTTTGTGAACCGAGAAGAGCCAAATTACGAACACAGATTAAGAGGTCATATGAGCTTACCAACGGCACTTGACTTTATTTCTACTAACGATAATCCGGCATTGCGAAATGTCGTTCTAATTCACTTATCAGATAAATCAGCAGATTCGGCATTATTCAAACAAAAGACAGAAGAAACAGTTAAATATGGAGCAAATGTTTATATTGCAGAAAAAGGATTAGAGGTTGATATGAACCTTTGTCCGTTCTGACAAGCAATAATTTTGACCGGTCAATTTTATATATAGCAACTATTAACCATACACAGAAAGGAATTTTTTATGAATCCAATTGATTTAGCAGAATTAGCAGGCGGTGCATTGCAGGAAAAATCACAGAAAGCATTACAGGATGTTTTTGAGAATATGCAGGATCCTAATACACCGTGGAAAAATAAGCGAGAGGTAGTTATTAAATTAAAGTTCACCCAGAACGAAGACAGAGACGATGCAACTTGTGAAATTTCTGTTGAAAAGAAACTTGCACAGCCGAAGCCAGTAGAGACAAAGTTTGCCCTTGGAACCAATCTTGCAACAGGAGAAGTTCTTGCTGAGGAATACGGACCAGGTATCAAAGGCCAGATCTCCCTTGATGAATACCAGAAAGAACAGCAGATCGATGGAAAGACCGTAGATACGGACACAGGAGAAATAATCGAGGAAGCCAAAGAAAATGATGGCGTTGTAGATTTCAGACAGGCAAAACAGGCATAGAAAGAAGAGGTAAAAAATTATGATTAAAGAAGCATTGGAGTATATCGTTGGTTTAAAAACACCGATTATCAATGAAATTGGTGGTAATACATATTCGGACAAGCCGCTTAACCGCATCAGTTACGTTCCGTATGCGAGTACGATCGAAATGAAAACATTGACGAGTCTTGTGGAGTATATCAAGGCAAACATTGACTGCATGTCGGAAAAGATGATCGTTCATGTGGTTTCTCCGACGGAAGTTCACTTATATTCATCTCTCGATGCAGATAGAAAGCGGGAACATTTGGTTGAGGTCAATGCAGAGTTGCCGGATTTCCGGTTTGGAAGTTTTATCGATCATGAAAGCTTTGTGATTGCCTTGCAGTCAAAATTTGTTTCGAATGCTGACAGGGATCTTGTTTTAAAGTTTGCAGGAACGGTAGAAGATGGAACGGTTGCAGAGTATGGAGATGACGGTGTTACACAGAAAGCCACTGTTAAAACGGGTGTAGCAAGTAAAGCAGATGCTGTGGTGCCAAATCCAGTCACTCTGATTCCGTATAGAACATTCTTAGAGGTTCAGCAGCCGGCAAGTGATTTTATTTTTAGAATGAAATCTTCCTGTGGCGTGCAGTGTGCAATCTTCGAAGCAGACGGTGGAGCGTGGAAAAATGAAGCCATGAACAATATCAAGGAATATTTGAAGAATGAACTTGCTGATCTGAAACAGTTTACTGTTATTTCATAAGGTTGCAACACCTTGGAGTAATCCTAAAAGAAACCAATTCATGCGGTATCTGATGTTTTTGCAAGGAATTTTAATATATCACAAAAAACTAAATTGAAAGCCATGAGATACCTTTGGCGGTTGCTGAAAGTGACCGCCAGAAAGGAGAATACGTGTTAATAATTGAGGATAAAGGACAGAAAGAGGGCTTGCATATCCTTAAGAATAGATATTTCAAAAGCCACGATATGGAAGTCTTGCGTGCACCATTGCCGGTTGGAGATTACATAATTGCCACAGACAAGGTAGCGGATGTTATCCATAGAAAATCAGCTAGAAAAATGGAACTTAAAAAGATGGATTTTCTTGGCACATATGATGTTTCCGTTGACACGAAAAAGGACATGCAGGAAATTGTAGGGAATATCTGTGGAAAAGCACATCCGAGATTCCGTGACGAGTGTATTTTGGCGCAGAACAACGGAATTAAGCTATATGTGCTTATTGAAAATACAGACAAGGTGTATTCCGTCAATGATGTATTTACATGGCATAATCCTCGAGTAGACCGGTATAACAATATTGCATATATGCACACACTTGGAAAATTGCTGAATGTACCGCTACCGAAAACAAAGCCGACATCTGGCAAGGTATTGGCAAAAGCTATGTTGACAATGCAACTTAAGTATGGCGTTGAGTTCGTATTTTGTCGCCCGGAAGATGCTGGGGCAAAGGTTATTGAATTGCTTGGAGGTAGTGAAAATGGCGGAGAATAAGCGGTATTACTGGCTTAAACTGATGGATGATTTCTTTGACAGTAAACGAATCAAGAAACTCCGAAGGATGGCAGGCGGCGATACATACACGATCATATACCTTAAGATGCAGTTGTTGTCGTTGAAAAAGGGCGGCTACTTAGAGTATTCCGGCTTGGAAGATGAATTTTACAAAGAGATCGCCCTTGATATTGACGAGGACGAAATCAATGTTCAAGTAACGATTCAGTATCTTCTTTCCTGCGGATTGCTTGAAACATCAGATTCCATTGAGTACAAGTTGCCATTTGTGCAAGATAACCTAGGAAGTGAGACTGCAAGTACAAGAAGAAGTCGTAAATCTAGGGAAAATGCACAAAAAGCGTTGCAATGCAACAGTGGAGCAACGGAGTGCAACATTTTGCAACAAAATTGCAATGTAGAGATAGATATAGAGAAAGATATAGATACAGATATAGAGAAAGAGAAAGAAAATACAAAAGAAAGCGTGCCTGCATCTGATTTGGACTTTGACGCGGAATGGGGATGGGAATACACGATCAATGCATATCCAAAGAAAACGTCGTTAACGTCTGCCAAGGTAGCATGGATGGACAAGCTTTTAGAAGTTATCGAGCCGAACAGGAAAGCCGTTGCAAAGCTGATATATGAGGCTACAGTGGCATATGTTACTGACTATATAGAGAAGAATCCGGATGATACAAATTATCGTTATATTCCGAAATATGGTGATTGGCTGAAAGAGGATTGCGATTACTGGATTCGTCAAGTTGAGAAACGAAAGCGAGGTGAGAGCAGTTGACGGAAGCAGAAATTGGAGTGATCGGATGTGTATTGATTGACAATGATTCCATGTACAAGGTTTATAACAAATTAAAGCCGGAAATGTTTAGTACGGAATTTTGTCAAGATGCTTTTGCTGAAATGCTTGCCATGTATGATCGTGGAGAAAACATTAATGTCGTTTCACTGTCTCAGACACTTGAAAACGACAAATGGGAGCCGGAAATAATTGCAAGCGAATTGAAAGAATGCATTTCTGTCACCCCAGTCTCAACGGCAATAAAAAGTTATGCGGATGCAGTCATTAAGGATTGGCGGGCAAGGGAAACGAAAAGCCTTTTCCAGAGAGTGAGCCTTAGACCATGTGATATTGATAATTCGATCGCGGAAGTTCTTACAAGGCTTGAAGAAATCCAAGTTAATCAGTTGAAGAAATCTAAGTTGATGAAGCAAATCGTATCAGAGAACAAAGATAAATACTTCAATGATGATGTTGGAGAGGACAGGGTAAAGACAGGATTTTACCATCTTGACGATTGCCTTGGCGGTCTTGAAGGCGGAGACATTACAGTTGTTGCCGCGAGACCGGGAGTTGGTAAGTCTGCTATTGTGGCACAAATAATCGAGAATATGGCAAGAAAAGGCTATAACACTTGTTACTACAACATGGAGATGAACAACAGTCAGATTTATGAAAGGTTTGTTTCAAGAATGTCAAAGATTGGTCTGACAAGAGTTCGCAGGGCAAAGGCTTTTCTTGGTGGAGAGAAAGAAGCCTTTGACAAGGCAAATGATGAGCTTGAAAAATATCCGATCACAATTGACGATCAGACAAATGTTATTGAGGAAATAAGAACGCAATGCAGGCATCAAAGATATGACGTGATCGTAGTTGACTATCTGCAATTGGTACGGTGTAACCGGAAGTTCAATAATCGTGCATCCGAAGTCGGGGAAGTTTCGAAGCAATTCAAAGCACTTGCGAGAGAGCTTCACGTTCCGATCATCCTATTGTCACAGCTTAACCGAGTATCGGAAATGAATGTAACGAAAGAGCCTACAATGTCCGAATTAAGAGAATCCGGAGATATTGAGCAGGATGCTTCCAATATTATTCTTATGTGGAATTTGGATGAAGACAGAAAATTTAAAGGCTTGAAAGTTGAAAAGAATCGACAGGGTACACCGTTTAGAGAAGTTGTTCAGTTTGAAGGTGATCGTATGGAATTTATCGAGCGAACCGAAACCATTGAACAGATTCAAGCACGGATGCGACAGAAAGACGGTTTCCGAGAAGTATGTGGCAGCACACCATTTGATTAAAAGGTGAATGATTATGGCAAGTAAGAAATTTGAAAAAGGTTCCGAAGAATGGCAGTTTTTTAATGACTATTATAAATTCCGGCAGCAGTTTTATGAAGCTGATAACGAAGATGAGTGGTTCCAAGGAATGATGGAAGCAGGGGAAATGCTAATTAAAAAATATGCACGGACAAATATATCAAAATATGTTCAAAGTCTTGTATTTAGCCATTTTGAGGATGTAGAGAGGAGATGGAAGAGCAAATGAGTAATGCACTGGCAAGAAAGAAAAAGCGGATGCAGCCACTTGGATATTCCAAGAGTGAACTGATCGGAATACAGAGACACGCCAAGGCACAAAGCAATGCGGATTATCTAATAGAGGAATCCTATTATAACGTCCGTATGATGGCATATCAGGCACTGCATGATAAGTTCGGATTCGGACACAAAAGAATCATAAAGGTTGAGCAGACCATTGATGCATATGTGGAGAATGCAAAGGATGGAACGACAGGCGAGGAACTTGGTTTTTATCTGAAAGATAAATGCAAGATTGACGTGCGAAAGGAAACAAATAAGATTCCGTATCGTGAGAGTTTTTATCTGGTAGAGAGAAAGATTGCACCGAACTGCATGATACAGGCAAATAAGTTTTTGCTGGCACAGGTATTTAATTATTTTGCTATGTTGGGTGTCTGCCTTAAAACACAGTTTAAATTTTCGGGAAATCAGATCAGACAGGTTTATGAGAGAATCAGATATTTGATTAACTGCCTTGCTACTGGATATGAAACTATGACGGGGATCGCAAGTGTTTTGGAATGGGAATGTAAGTACATTGACAAGCGTTTTATCGGAAAGACGTATGAAATATAGGAGGAATGGTTGATGGACAAGTTAACTGTGGAACTGCAGAATGGATATTTTGTGGAATTAGACAATTTAACGATAGACCCGTTTTCAGATGTTCGAGGTCTGATTGCCTTGTTCTACCGTAATATGTGGTCAATGGCAGATTTGAGAGAAAAGCTGAAACGTTATGAGGATACCGAGGAGCAGGGATTACTTCTGCGGTTGCCGTGTGGAATTGGCTCAGATGTATATTTAATTCCTAGCAAAGTCAATTATGAATTAAATATTTTAAGTCTGCACCCGGAGAACAATAAAATTTATCATCAGAAAGTAGCCTTTATTACTTTTACAGAAAAAGGATGGTACATGGAGTGTGACAAAGATCGGGAATATGGTACAGACCGAATCCTGTCAGAAAAAATGTACAAGGAAACCTGGTTTTTATCACAAGAGGAAGCAGAAGCCAAGTTGAAAGAAATGGAGGAAAAGGATGGAAGATAGATATTTATGCAAAGCAAAACGAACTGATAACGACGAATGGGTTATTGGCGGTTTGGTACGATATGGATTTACCGGAAGAGAAAAATACTATATCGTCCCTAGTTACGCATCAGATTTATATGCTCTGAAAATTGATCCATCCACAATTTGTTGGTGCACCGGATTTAAGGATAAGAACGGAAAGCTGATTTTTGAGAATGATATTCTTTCAGGGCATATCGACGTTGAGTTTCCAGAAGATGAGACGAGAAAGCGTGTCGTGTGGCATGAAAACGGATGGTGTACGAATGAGCCGGGCTGTGATGACTACGAGGAACTGGATGATTTTGATTCAGAGAATTTTGAAGTGATCGGCAACATGATTGATAATCCGGAACTGTTGGAGGTGTAAACATGACGGAGAATGAAGCAATTGAAGAATTAAAATATGATTGTAACGAACTTGGAAAAGCGATTCCGTGTGATACATCATGGGGAAAATCATTTGAAAATGCTTATGCAATGGCAATCAATGCACTTGAAGAAATTGAACAGTACCGCACGATCGGAACAGTGGAAGAATGCCAGAAAGCGATGACTGTAAGAAGAGAGGTACAGGAGATTGTTGATCAACAGCTTATTGCTGGGGAAGACAGTTACGAAGAGATATATGCTTGCTTTTGGGAAATAGTAAAAGTAGTTCAGGCGAATTATTAGACAGGAGGGCAAACGATGAGACTGATTGATGCTGATGCACTAAAGAAAGATTTAAAATCGGTTACTTTAAGCAATGGAACTTTAGTAAATACAAATGCAGTATTGTATTTACTAGAAGAATATCCGACCGCCTACGACCCGGACAAGGTTGTGGAGCAGTTAAACGACAAGTTCAGAGTCGTGCGAACTGATGAAGATTTGGAATGGAACAGAGCAATGGACGAAGCAATTACAATCGTGAAAGGCGGTTGAGTAGATGGCTAAGTGGAATGCGGGCGTAAGTTTACAATTAACGATTGACTATGATGACATTGAAGCTGATACAAAAGCGGAAGCCATTCAGATTGCAAAAGAGAGGGCATTAGAAGATATCGAATGGAATAACTGCGACTGTGATGCGAGCAATCCGATTGTGTATTACTGCCAGGAGGAAGAAACGGAGGAAGCGGAGGATGAGTAGGGTATTGCCGATTTTATTCAATACAGAAATGGTTCGGGCAATTCTGGACGGACGGAAGACCTGCACAAGGCGAATTTGTAAAGATGCCAATGAGTGTACTGTGCCGGATATGGAATTTTACAATGCTGACAGGCGGACTTATGCAGTACATAACTTTGCTGATAAGGAGCATACGGAGCAGTTAAGCATAGCAGAAAGAACTTGTCCTATTTGTCCGGGCGATATCCTGTATGTCCGAGAAACGTGGAAAAAGGCGCCGAACGGATACTATTACTACGAAGATTGGCAAAGAAATGACATTGCCGATGTTACAAAGTGGAAACCATCCATCCACATGCCGAAAGAAGCCGCACGTATCTGGCTTAAGGTTACGGATGTGAGAGTGGAGCGGTTGCAAGAGATCACGGAAGTGCAAGCACAGGCTGAAGGATGCAATAGCGGATTGCTTACCGGGGCGTGTACCGCAAGAGGACAATTTGAAGACTTGTGGAACTCCACCGTCAAGAAATCCGACATTGACCGCTACGGCTGGGATGCTAATTCTTATGTATGGGTTATCGAATTTGAACGATGCGAAAAACCGGAAATTGAAAGTTAATCACATGACAGAAAGGAAAATAATTATGGAAGAATTAGCAAAAGTAATAAGCAAATTTGAAAGCATTGAGTTGTTAGTTGCAGAAATTCGTGCAGGAGAAAACGTTGAAACGGTGGAGGAACTGACAGAATATTTGGAATCCGAATTGAGCTACGCTGCTGAATAGCAAAATAAGGGGGAATGAAGATGTCTAAAGCAGTATTGGTTATGGATATGCCGGAACAGGTGTGCCAGAAATGCACATTGTGCTATGAGACAGAGAATGATGACGAATATCTGTGC